GAGCAGTTTGTATTTCCAGAGGAAGTATTGCCTCGGGGCAATGCTCTGTGATATACTAGGAGGGGAAACCCTCCTTTTATTTTCTCTAAATAACTTTCAGTTTGTATAAGGATATGAAATTTACAGTCTATTCAAAAGATGGTTGCCCCTATTGCGTTAAGGTGCAACAAGTGCTACAATTAGCAGAACTGCAGCATGTAGTCTACAAATTGAATAGCGACTTTACAAGAGAAGAATTCTACGCAGAATTTGGAGAAGGTTCTACCTTCCCACAAGTGGTCGTCAATGACAAACACATTGGTGGATGCACCGATACCGTTCAATATCTGAAGGAGCAGAATCTGGTTTAATGGAAAACAACTCTTATGAAGTTTATTCCGATGTAGAGAAGGCTATTGACTATGCTTTCAATGGTCAGTTTGTAATGAAGTTCTACGATTATCTTAAAGTCCGTGGAACAAAGAAAGCAGAAGTTGAAGAGTTCATTGAAAGTTCAACCGCGAATGAGATCAGCAATCTTGTAATGGATCTCGATGACTATCTTGAAGGTGGTTCTGATGAAATGCACAAACAACTTCGTGAGGGATATGGACACATTCCCAAACCAGAAGCCAGAAAAATTAGAAACTACTTACATGGCATCTTAGAAGATGCTTGGAAATACAATCATGACAAGAGGCGCGGGCGGCGGAAGAAGCAAACTAAATAACAATGATCCCCAGATGAATCGGGGAGTTGAATTACTGTTACGTAATAGGAGGAGAAGATCAACAAAACCAAAAACTTTTCAAGTGAAGTTTGGTAAAATGATTTCTCTTTTCCGCAGAGAGTATCATTTCTTTATCGAGTTTCACTTTGATATAAGGAACAAATAACTCTCTGGAGAAAGAAAATGTTAGCAGTAGCACTTACCATCGGCACATTAGTTTCAATCATGTTCTTTTTTGTTGGTGGTGTTATAGGATGGATGGCAAAAGAACATTTTTATCAAACTTCACCAGTATATACTCACCCAGAGATGTTTGATTCTAATGGTAACATTATCCCCGATGAAATTTTAGCAGTGAGATTTGAAAACGATTATGACTACGACGAAGACGAGGAAGACGAGTAATTCAACTGAGACTACCAAACTCCCTCCAAACCCATTTATGAACGAGATCCTCGATCTCGCATCAAAGCAAAAGACTAACGCACAGAAAGTTCAAGTTCTGAAAGAGTATGCAAACGATGCATTGAAATCGTTACTCATTTGGAACTTTGATGAGTCGATCATTTCTGTTCTTCCTCCTGGTGAAGTTCCCTTCAAACCAAATGAGAATCCACTGGGAACAGATCACTCTTCTCTGAGACGTGAGTTCAAACACTTTTACAATTTTGTAAAAGGTGGTAACGATACTCTTCCAAGCATTCGTAGAGAGACCATCTTCATTCAAATTCTTGAAGGATTGCATCCAAATGAGGCTGAAGTCCTGTGTCTTGTAAAGGATAAACAACTTCAATCCAAGTATAAGATCACCAAAGATCTTGTGTCAGAAGCCTATCCAGATATTAAGTGGGGAGGACGCTCCTGATGTGTCAAGTTCTTCATCAGAAATGTGAAAAATCTGTAGCGAAAGATAAGTCTTTACCGTTAAACTCTTACATTGTTACTTATGATTCTGATGAAGAAACTTTCTACGATATTGTAATTTGCAACAAGCAATCTGATATTTTTGATATATATTGGGACAAATATCGTGAAGGTTTGAAAGATATCAGATGGACAGATGGGAGAGTGAATCCAAAACTTTGGCAGTCTAGAACGGAGAAAAAGAAAAAATGAGTGACGGGTTTAAGGGGTTTGCTAAACCAGCAGATGATAAAAAGTTCCGTTTATATATTAAGAACAAAGCAGTAAACGAACTTATTAAAGAATATAAAAAACTTAAAAAATATCAAAAGTCTTCTATTTTTGAAATAGAAAAATTATCTGGTCGGATAACAAAAATAGATAAACTACTCAACGAATATGGGATAGATTCTGAAGCAATTGAATAATGGGAAAACATTACTTACTTAACCTTTATGGATGCTCGTTTGTTCTTTTGAACGACGAGCGTTGTCTTATAGACTTACTTGAAAATGCAGCAGTTGCAAGTGGAGCCACTGTGGTTCAAACGATTTCAAAAAAGTTTGATCCTCAAGGTGTTACTGTAATTTGTTTGTTATCAGAAAGTCACATCAGTATTCATACTTGGCCTGAAGAAGGTAAAGCAGCAGTTGATGTTTATACCTGCGGAGATTGCAACCCAAAAATTGGTTGTGATATTATTATTCAACAACTCTATGCTCAGAATCATACACTGAGTTATATTGAACGCTAATCCTAAATAACCCTATATGGAGATTGTACATGCTCTCTACACAATATCGTCTCCGTCTTGAAGCAATTTGTGAGAAGATTGCACAACACGAGGAGGTGAGTTTGGAAGATATGATTTGGGTAGAGAAACTTGCCAAATCAAATAGATCAGCAGCAACAATCTTAAGACAGGCTAGAAGACGTGCTGCAAATCCAAATATGCAAGAAGGAAGTCTAGATGACTTTATGAATCAACTGGACTTGGGTGATCCAGATCCCTCAAATCATAGGGCTGGATTTACAACTGCCGATGATATTATAAATTTCTTTAGTGAAGACAAACCTGAAGACTGGAGGCAACGTGACTGAAGAAAATCATAACGATAAATGGAATCGTGGTCTTGATCTGTTTATAGAAAGTGTTTATAAACCAGACCAAGAGCTTCGTCAGTGCGCTCATAATCAAAAGTGTTATAACGAACTCATGTCAATTCGTGATCATGTTCTTTCGTATCTCAAAACTTTAAGACATTAATTGTATCAAATTTTACAAAAGTTCTTGACTACATAAGATGAATGAGATATAATCTCATAACGTTCATCCCTATGGGACGGAAGTAAGCCGACTCGGAACGGATCGTTCATCTATGGAAGCACTTCTACTAACGTGTTTACAATTTAAATTATTTTGGAGCAAGGTTCAACTTAATAAAGACTTAACTCCACAAATAAAAAATGATTTAATTTATGAAATAAAACTTGTAACACCAAAGAAGTGTCTACTAGACGCAAAAGCCGACTGAAGGAACGCTCTTTAACCTAAAAACTAAGGAGAACCCTAATGTCTAAAGTCGTATATCGTGGTGTTGAATACGATACCGAAAAGCGTATTGAATATCAACAGCAAATGCAACAACAAGCCCAACAATACAACGAAACATATCGTGGTGTTAAATTTGTAAAGGAAGGACACAAATGAACACTTACTTTGTTCGTTACCTGAAACTAAAAGCAAAGAAGGAAAAACTCCTTCACGCTGCACAAGTAAATATGGCAAAGCAACCACAGGTTGCATAACTCTGGGGGGATTGACTTCCCCCCTTTTTTTATGTAAAATGGTTGAAGATAATACTATCTTATGGACAGAGACAAACTTAAACTAATTGTTCGTAATTTGGAGTTGCTTGTTGAATCGTTGAAGTCTGAAGTTTATTCAGACACTGGAAGTTATCTTGAATATGATAAGATTAAAGCAGCTCTCACAGATTATGATGAGATTTTTGAAGACGATGATGGTTACCCCGATTAATTAAATGACAGTCAAACTTATTTCGATTACGCCCGATGCAGAAAAAACAATGGCGTATGTTGCTAGAGTTAGCAACCCTGCGAATCAAGACAACGAAAACTATTCCAAGTTGCTTGCTTATTGTATTAAGCATAATCATTGGTCTGTTTTTGAACAGTCTTTTATGACTCTTGAAATTGAAACGACTCGTGGAATTGCGGCTCAAATCCTTCGCCATCGTTCGTTTACATATCAAGAGTTTTCACAACGCTACGCAGACTCTTCTTTGTTGAGTGATTATATTCCTGTGCCCGAACTTCGTCGTCAGGACACTAAGAATCGTCAGAACTCCATTGATGATATTCCAGAGTATGAAAAACTGACTTTGCAGAGTAAGATTCAAGACCACTTTGCACACTCTATGCAACTCTACAAGGAGTTGCTTGCCCATGGGGTAGCAAAGGAGTGTGCTCGCTTTGTACTGCCCTTAGCGACGCCCACACGCATCTATATGAGCGGTTCTTGTCGTAGTTGGATTCATTATATCAATCTGCGTTCGGCAAACGGAACTCAACAAGAACACATGGATATTGCACTCGCTTGCAAAGTAGTCTTTAAGGAACAGTTTCCTTCGGTTGCAGAAGCCCTAGAATGGGTCTAAATAAATCTACACATTATCGTAATTATGCCAACGTATCCAGTCAAGAATTTGAAAACAGGTGAGACTCAAGAACTTGTAATGTCGGTGAATGCCTACGAACAATGGAGAAAAGACAACCCAGAATGGGACAAAGATTGGTCTCAGGGTTGTGCTGGAGTCGGGGAAGTCGGTGAGTGGGCAGATAAGCTCATT